GCAGCTTCTTGCGCTCTACGATCAGTTGGGTTAGCAAGAGCGTGGATTGCTCTCATCATGCTGAAGTTTTTAACTTCTTTTTCGCTCATGCCGATGTCTTGGCTTTCTAGAGCATTAGTAGAGCCGATAGACTCTAATAGTGCGCCACGGAACTCATCAATAGACTGACCAGAAGCGATTGCTTCACGAGCCATATCTGATTTGTTGTGACGTGCGCCTAACTCAACAATTTGAGCAGCGTTTTTTTGTGCGGCTTGCTGGGCTTCAGCTTTTACCGCTTCTACATTAACTTCTGACATAATATTGTCCTCTTTAATTGAAGTTCTAATTACGGGTTTATTTTCAGCTTTGCCTGAACGCCCAACGCCAACTGTCATATCGGCAGGAATAGACACCAAACTTGCTTCAACGGGTTTCCATGACTTAGCACGATAAGTTTCCTTATCATCTACGTCTCTTTCCATCTTGCCGATAGAGTAACCAACAGAAATGTTAGCCCTAATACCATCGACAACATCAGAGAAAGCCTCACGAGCCAATTCACCTTTTCCAAAGCGAACTTCTGCGCGAAGTCTACGCGCATTCTCATCAAGCTGTACTGATTTGATAACACCAATTTGCTTTTCAGGGTCATGGTCTAAAAGCAATGGTGCGCGACCTGAAGCAAGGAAAGACAAATCAATCGACTCCTTGCCATGGTCTAATACTTCATTACCAAATGAACGAGCAACAGGCTCTTCACTAGATAACGCTATTTTTACTGTTCGAGTCTCTTCGTCTATAGGAGACATATCCATCTCCATAGCGCGATGTTGAACTTCAGCAGTAGCAGAACGATCAGTTTCTTCAACCACTTCTTCTGCAACCTCTTCGGCTACAGCTTCTACAGTCTCTTCTACCGTCTCTTCGACTACTTCAGAACGCTCTTCATCAACAGACTCTACAGTAGATTCTACATCTTCACTCATAATAAATGCCTCAAAGTCTATTTCATCCCAGGCTCTCTCATCACTAGCCATCGGATGTCCTTTTGGTAAGAGATCAGTGTCATGCTTACCGCTTCTAAATTTACCATTGCGTAAGACGTACAGAAAGCTATTAACTCTCGCGTAAGCCCATTGCTCTGGCGATTTAACGGTAGGTCTTACTGACTGCGGATTGGTCTTATAAGCCCCAACACCGCGCCTAAATACCGCTTCCAACGTGCGAGTGCTAGTTCGTTTACTAGCAACATCACCAACCTTTTTGTTGTGTTCTTCTGCCTTAGTCGATAAGGCTTTCTTAACACTACCTGTAATCTCTGCTGCACGATCATCATCTAACATACCAGCAATCTTTCTAGACCAAGAAAAACCAGCATCACCGCCCCATAATGCCCAAGCAATACGCCCTGCACTGGGATAGCCTTTTTCACCTGGGCTAAAGCCCTCTGCTTTCTTGTCTACTTCATGCCGACTAAAGAAAGAGTACATTCTCTTTACTGTGTCGAATGATAACTCTTTTCTATTCTTTATGTCTCTTGCTCTGGCTACACCAACTTCAGTGCCACCACGACCATATTCTTTGCGCCACTCTAGCCCTTTCTCGGCTTCTGACACCATTCCGTCAGTTGGGCGAGTGTTTATCTCCTTACCCTTGTACTTCGGCATCTTCTTCTCCGACTATATCAGGATTTACACTGTTAAAGTTTGCACCATAAGGCTCTAAAGCGTAGTTAACGCCATATTGTTCCGCTATATCGCGATCTCGTGCGATCTGAGACACTAACTCTTCTACATCCTTACCATACTGGCTTGCAACGTCAGATAGGCTTAGAACGCCTGATTTAAGCCCTAGAATCGCTGCATTCATTTCTTTCTGGGGGTCTACCCAGTTCCACGCTTTGCCTCTGAACTCTGCTGCCTCGCAGAATCGGTCAAACTGGCGAACAGGTATACCAAAACTGTTTACTTCCATAGATGCAGATAACCATTCGTCATAAACTACTCTAACAAAGTGGTCAATCATAAACTTCTGTAGATTTCTGTAGCAATCACGCTCTTCTAGCGCACCCTGACGGATAGAACTATAGGATACTGACTCTAGATCGTTAGATAGGGCAAAATAGCTAACCCCTAACGCAGAAGCAATGCCTTTTAGCACTGCCTTGTGGAATGAATCAAATTCGTTATTAGGATACTGTGGATCAAATGTCTTGAAGTCTACGCCATTTGGTAGCTGATGGAATGTACCTGGAGATGCTTCCATAATAGGCATATTGCCATCTAAGTCATCTGCGACAAATCCATCACCTGTTGGTGACGTAAAGAAACCCATTTTACTCGCACCGATACGCGCATTGACTACCGCAGCTTCTCTTAGCGCACCTAACTGCTTCATTGCAGAGATAGCAGGAGTCATCCAAGGCTCACCGCGAGTCTGACCTGCTCTGCTTGGGTCGTATAGGTGAATCATGCGTTCAGCAGGGATTCTAACGTGTTTAGGTGACTTTCCTGTTGTCGTGTAGTCGTAATCACCTGGATGATAAGTCAAAACATGGTATGCAACAGGCTTGCGGAACTTGTTTAACTCCACACCCATTCTGATTTCATTACCGTTAGAGAGTCTTTCGTTCTTTTGCTCGTCAATCTGGTCAGGCTCAAGAAACTCTAGGGCAAACGAATCATGGAAGTTAGCACCACGATGCTTAACAACAAACACTTCACCGTCACGGGCTAGACATTCAATGGCTAGTTTCTGTGCATCAACCCAAGACATTGAGCCGTCTACAGTACAGTTACCTAGCTTGCCCCACTTGCGAAACGCATATTCAACCTTCTGATTGCCGTCTTGGTCTAGTTTACCTATGGTATCTGTTGCTTTTACCTGTAAACCAAAGCCTTTTTCGCCAATTACGTTGTTTTTGAGCAGATTTAGGTATTTTTTGGCATATTCGTTGTTTCTAGCCAAATCTCTTGATCTAGAGCGTATTTTACGCAATGCGGGTCGTAATTCTGAGTCTGCTGACCGTTCTGATGCCTTAAAATCAGCAAAAATATGTCCAGAATTAGCTGCTGCGTATGATCTTTTAAATATTTTGCCTTTTTTATCGGTTTTTGGCTTAAACATATCGAAAAGAGCCATTTAAAACCTCACTTGTATAGTAGATGAGTTCTTACGCCCATGTTTTAGGTCTATTTCGTTCATTTCCTGCAAAACTTCTCTCTTATAGAAGTTTCTAGCATCAACTAACTCTTCAAATTTCATCTTATCTAACGATCTACCAGCTATGGAATAGCTTGCAACATCAGAATCAGCCTTACCAGATAGCAAACTTTCAATTTTAGCGAGCATGATCTCTGCGTGTGAGCGCGGGTCAGCCTGATTAACGTCTAAGTCAGGAACAACTACAAAGTGACCTCGATCAACAATAACTCTCTCGTTGTCAGAGTTTCTTTCTACTTCGAGTTGATAGAAATAATGACCTGGGACAAAGTTTGAACTGCCAGTAACAGTTAAATTATTGCCAGTGCCAGTGTCATCGTTAAGAACTGTGAATAAGTAATGAGTTGTTTGACCAGTGCCAGTAATAAGTATTTCATTATCACCGCCACCTGAAATTCTTGCTATGTATCGTACTGTGTAGGTATCCGTAGGATAGTCAGCGACAAGATCAGACCGCTTCCACTGAACAAAGTCCCCTACAACAATTTCCTGTGGTTCTCCCTCTGGAGCGTTAGCAGCATCAAATAGATTTGCCATTAAATTACACCTTTATCGCCACGAATTAACAAAACTCTTCCCTGTCTTGGGTACAAATGATTGCCTTGGAGATACAGGTTGTTCAGCTTTTTGTTGTGGCTGTTTATCCCTGTTATCAGCTAAAGCGTTAATATCTACGTTTAATATAGCATAAGCTGCGATAGAGTAAACAAAACAGTCTAATGCTTCGTTTCTCGGTCTTATCTTTTGGAATACTCTTTTTTTGTATCCCCTAGTAAACTTCGTTACAATCTTTTCTGCGGTTAGCTGACGAAAATACTCGTCATGCAAGTCATCGTGAAAGTGTATGTAACCTGCACCTTC